TAGGTTTTGGGTCCTGGTCAATCACCGGCACAATGAACATTTATTTTGACGGTCTTGACTGGTATCAGGCGGCCTTGGATAACACCGATTTGGCGCTGGTCTTTTCGCTTGATGACAACTCTGGCGCTGTGTCTGGAAATATTTACACCTTTACATTTCCAAAGATCAAATTTCTGGACTCTCCGTTCAATGCTGCTGGCAAAGATCAAGATTTGATTCAAGCGGTCAATTTTCAGGCAATCTATGATCCGGTTAGTGAGTGTTCCATGAGTGTCAAATTTGACGCTGCAACTTGATGTTTAATTTTAACATTTAACCAAGAAAGGTTTTAAATTACATGGATCTTAAAAAAACATTTGGCACCGACAAGGAAAAGGAAAAAAAAGGTATTATCAAGCAAATTGGTGAAGGGGCCTGGGTCCGGATTGCCCGAATTGGCAACCCGGATTACGAGCGGGTTCTGACCGCCTTAAGCAAGCCTTATCGCTTGCAGATTCAACGCGGCACTCTGGATCCCAAGATTCAGGACAAGCTCTACATTGAGGTCATTGCCAAGACTGCATTACTGGATTGGGGCGGGATCACCGACAACGGGGTTGAAGTGACATATTCTGTTGAAAATGCAATTAAAATGTTGACAGATTATCCGGATTTTCTGGAATTTATTGTTGCCGAGGCAAACCGGCTGGAAAACTTTAAGCTTCAGGCCGACGAGGATCTTGCGGGAAACTCCGAAGCTTCTTGAAATGGTGGAAGTCTTACGGGAAATATTATGACTGGCTTGTCACGCTAAAAGAGCATGGCAAGCCGGTCAAAGCTCTGGATAAAATGCCGATACTATTTCAAGAAGCGGAAGCATATCTGAGAGCCTATAATGATCTGTCTATTTCAAAGCCGATTGGCGCCTTTTCAGTCGGCAGAATCCCCTACAGCGAGATTTGCTTGTGGCTAAACGAACACGACATATGGGACCGCGAAGATAGAGCGGCTTATATCAAGTGGGTATCATTTATAGATGCAGTAATGAGCGAGCTTGCATCGGGAGAGAAAAACACCGATGAGCGTGGAAGTCAGGACACTCGAATTAGTCACCGACAGCACAAAGTCGGTAAGCGATCTTAAAAGCTTCGAAACGGCGATTGATTCGCTTTCCTCTAAGCTTTTGGCTTTCAATGCGGCCAAAGACAAGGCGTTTAAAAGTCTTGCCTCGGACTGGTCTCGCCTTGGCCAACAATTAAAGCCCATTTTGCTTGAAGTGTCCTTTAGTGGGCTTGCGCCAAAATTCAGGCAATTTCAACGACATCTTTTGGCCCATCTTCGCGAAACTCAGGCCATGGTGGACCGGCACAAAATTGTGTTACGCACTGCGACCAGCATGGCCAGCGTTGCCGGCGCGGGCGCTGCGGCTCAAGCGTCGGCTGCTGTAGCCACTAAGCAAATAAGTGAACAAGCGCTTTTTTCAAGCGTTATGGGGAAAAAATATGCGGATTATGACTTAAGGCGTCTTCAGTCGAGAAAAGATCTTCCCCGTATGACTGCCGATCTTGACACGCTTCTGCGCGATCATTGGTTAATGACGGAAAAGCAGATCAAAGGGTTCCATGATAAATATAAGCAGCTAAACGTTAATGATAAGCAACGTATGGAGGCCATGCTGCGTCAGACTTTTTCACCCGGCATGGCCGAAGGACGGGCGCAACGGCAGGCGGATTGGGTAATCGATCTTGCCAAACAGGAAGGTTGGCACATGCCGACCATTCGGCCATTCTTGCAGGAAATTCGGCAGAAACAAAAATTTGTCAAAGAGGATCCCACCAAGGAAACTCTCTTGGACATGGCCAGAAAATACTATGCTTCACAAGGAGGTAAAGTTGGTCAGCGTCAAATGAGCATAGACGAAATACCGCCCTCTGCCGGTGCGGCTTGGTACAGGGATCCACGACTAATGGGGCCGAGATTTAATAAAAAGATTTGGCAAATTAACGAACCACTTCAAACCGTGCATCCTCGTGCCATGGTGGCCGCGGATCGCTCAAGTAAAATTGCCGAACAAGTTGTCTCTCCGGTAGCAAGACAAATTTCTGATGTTAACGAATTAAAAAGGGCAATTGACAGCAGACTATCTTATCTTGCGGATCCTAAAAATTTAGACAAAACATCGCCTGGATATTCAACCAAAGATTTTTTGAAAAAAGGTTTGCCAAAAAATATACAAGACGAAATTAATTTATTAAAATCACAACGACACGCTTTGGTAAGGGTCAACCAGGCAATCCAGAAAGAGCTTGATACTGGCTTTAGAAGGATTCCTTTTGGCACAAGCAAGGATCTTGACATTGAACAAGACAAATTGATTTCTGATATCAATCGATCTCTTGGATTACGCGAAGCCTCGGAAAGGGAAAAAGTTGACAAGTGGCTTAGTAGTCGTTCTTGGAGTGAACGCAATGCTCCAAGCAGACAAAGTGAAACACACTTTAGAAACCCATTGACAGGCAAAATGGTAGATATGGGTGTCCAAAAAGATTGGTATTGGGGAACATCCACCAAACAACCTGTTCCAAATTTAATTGGTCGTGAAGTTGAGGCTAATTTTAGTAAAGCAAATTCTTTAATGGACCAAACGTCTAAAAAGCAGCAACAATTATATAAAGAACTTGATAAAGTTGCCGCAAAAACGGATGAATATTCACAAAAAAGGGTTAAGCAGCTCTCTACAGAAATACAAAACATTGATAATCGTAATATAGCTCTAAGAGATGCTGCCAGAGCGTTTAGTCTTGAAAACAAAGAGGCAAGCAAGAGTGATATTAGTAGACGTGCAGACACGATACAAAAAAGTCAATCTGAGATCAATAAAATTTTAACCGACCGTATTGGTATTAGCAAAAAACTTGAAAATATAGAAAAAGCGGCTGAAAGATCTGTACACACTGCTATTCAGCAAAGAGCTAAACTTTTACAATCAAGGCTTAAATCTATTGATACAGACAAAATTGATATTATTGACACTAAAAAAGTACAACAAGCATCACGTGATTTTGATCGTCTTACAAAAGATAGTGACAAGCTTGAAAAAAGTTTACATAGGGCACACCAGGCAGGGGGGGTTTTTAGCAATACCTTTGCAAAATTATCAATAGGCATGACTGCGCTTGCCGCCACAATCTTTGTTTTTCAGAATATTGCCATGTGGATGAGGGCGCTACTTGGTCCAACGCTGGAATTTAACGAGGCACTTGTCAAAATCCGTAAAAATATTGGCGGCACCAGAGACGATTTTCTTCAAATGCGGGAAAGTGTCGAGCTTGCCGCAAGCGAATTTGGCATGTCAGCCGACAATGCCGCTTCGACTCTTGAAAAATATGTCAAAATGGGCTTTTCGCGATCCATGGCCCAGGAATACGTGTTTTCCGAAGCCAAGGCCAACCAAGATCGTTTCAAGGAAATCGAGACTGACACGTTAAATGAGGCAATCGAACATTTCAATCGTGAGGTCAAAAATCTTGCCAGAGCCTTTGGTGAAAGCGGCGGCTTTTTACAGCAGGCCATCGAGGCCATAGCGGATTTTCTCGAAGGCGCTCGCAAAGCGACCAAAGAACGAAAGGACAAACAGCTACAATATGCGGTCAATGAATTGGCATTGATGAAAAAAATGTCAGACGAAGAACTCAGGCGTCATATGTTGATTGACGAACAAATCAAGCGTTATAAGTTGATTAATGAATTTAGTGGCGCATCTGCGAATTATAACACATCTGCGAATTATAACAATGGTGGCGCATCTGCAAATCGTGGCAAGCAAACCTATCAGATTATTAATGAAAGGGGAGAAAGTAGTCATGAATTAATCAATAAGTGGGTTAAGGAAAACTATGGTTTTAATACGCCCCAGGATTTAATGGATGCATATACCAAATCTACTCTTGAAAACGTTCGTTCCAAGACCGGGTCGTTTTATTCTGAAAAAGAACTTTGGGAAAAAGAACTTGAACAACGTGCTAAACAGGAACGCAACGAAAGGTTAAGCAAGGCAATTAAAAAGTCAGATGTCTATATTACTGGCTATGGGGAGTCAGGCGGCGTTCGATCCCTTGCACGGCAAATCGAAAAAATCAAGTCGGACTTTAACGAAACCATCAACGTCTTAAAGGGGTATCCACAGTTTTCAGAGCGTATTAACGAGCTTATCAAGATTCGTGATGAATATATTCAGGATGCAAAAAATAAACAGCAGGAAGCTCTTCAACGTGCAAGCCTAAATGCCTTCAAGAAGGCGCTGGAATTTCGCGGGCAACAGTGGGACTTTTCGGCCGACTCTCCGGAGCAATTTTTCAAGTCATTCCTGGATCAACGTGGTTTCAAGGTTGACACGGAAGAAAAACAGCGGGCCTTTCAACAGGCTGTGGATAAATTTGAAAACAAAATTGTTTCCTGGCAAAACGCTTTTGGAAGAGTTGCGGCGGATGACACGCTTTCTAAAGAATTAAACAAAATTGCCGCCCTGGAACGAAAAGCGGTTGCGGAACACCTTGATCTTGCCAAGGCTTATGAAAACTTGACGGGCAGCACAAAGCCCTTAAAAGATGTAATCGAAAAATTACGCTATGAGACATACAAGGCCGCGGTGGAAAAGGATTTTGATTGGGCTTTCAAGGAAACATATGGCGTTGATTTCAAGGAGCACCAGAAAACAATAGACAAATATGAGGCTTATCGTCAGTCATTTTTGGATCTTGGTCCGGCTGGCGAAAGAGTGCGAAATAAATTTGAAACCCTTAAAATAAACAAGTTAATTCAAGAAATGGAAAGCAATGCCACTGGTTTTTTGGATAAATCGGATTCTGTTTTCAATGGTAAAACACCACGCGAATTCCTTGAATTCGCGAAATCAAGGGTTGGCATGGATGCCAAGGAATACACGGCTTACGAAAGGGCCATGATGCTTGACACGGACTTTGGCACCGTGACCATGACCGAAAAAGAAAAAGCTATTTATGAAAGACAGGGTCATTTTACCGAAATGGCCAGTGCGGCGTTAATGGATTATGCCGATGAAGCAGAAAAAACGGCTACGAAAACATATCAGGTTTTCCAGAAAGCCTTCGAGGGCATGGAAAACTCCCTGGTGGACTTCGTGATGAACGGCAAGCTGGAATGGAGATCGCTGGCTGAAAGTATTATTGCCGACATTGCGCGTATCCAGATCCAGACGGCTATTACGGGTCCATTGGCTAAAGGGTTTGCGCCAAAATCTTCCGGTGGCGGCGGATGGCTGTCTAATGCATTCAATTTTGTCACGGGACTGTCTATTTTCAGCGCTCAGGGCAACATGTTCAACCGCTACGGACTGATTCCGTTTGCAACCGGTGGTATTGTCACAAAGCCTACCATGTTTGCTTTTGGACAAGGTGGCATTGGAGTTATGGGTGAAGCCGGTACAGAAGCGATCATGCCGGTTACCAGGACCCCATCTGGTGATCTTGGCGTTAAGGCCATAGTGGGATCCGGCATGACGGTTAATATTTACGAAGCCCCAGGCACCAAGGTTACCGCCGAAAAAAGCGAAGATGGCAACAGCTTGAATATCATGGTTGAACAACTTGAAGGCGTCATGCTTGGACGCATGCAGCGCGATACCGGCTTGGCCAAATATATGGACACACGCTATAAACGGAATAGATAATTATGGCAGCAGCTTTTCCAGAGGCAAGCATACCGGATCCGCAAATTGATCGCGGGTCCGAATATCAATCCGGGCTTGTGGGCGAAACATACAACGAGCCGGAATCCAATCAACGATTGCCGGTTATCTACAAGACATTAAAATGGTTGTTGAATTCAACCGAAAAGGTGGCATTCAAGACTTTTTTTGATATAACGCTTTCCGCTGGTCTTAAGCCGTTTACGGCCAATTGGATGACGAACATTCATCCAGACACTAAGTTTCTTTATTTTACAGACACCTACGAGGCTACCCTGGACGGTCAAGTATGGACCATTGAGGCTGTGGTGGAGGTGATCAGGTGATTTATGCAATCTGGCCGACAAACTTGTTGCCACCCAAGGACAATATTCATATCAAGCCTGTCTCTACACTCAAACGACGCAAACTCCAAAGCGGCAAATTTGAAAATAGGCGCTTTGGTGACGGGGCTCCGGAAATAGCGGACGTTTCTTGGGATTTTGATGCAAGCAATTTGTCTGATTTTTACGATTTTTATGAACAAGATTGCAAAAATGGAGCAATCTGGTTTACAGCAAGTTGGCTTTCTGATATTGGTTATTCATCAAGTTATGCGGCAAGATTTTTTGAATATCCGCGTACAAGCGAAGAAGGGGACATCAATGAGGTTAAGACTAAACTTTTGATTCAATTACGGGCAAATATTTCATGAACTTGACAGATGCAATCAAGGAAGCATACGCCAATGCTCCGTCTACAACAACTTATTACGAGACCTTGCAAATCGATTGCGACGATTTTGCAAGTCCAATTTTACTTGTCAACTCTTTTGCGCCGACAACCCGTATCAATGGTACATTTTTACCTGTGCGCTTTGAGGCCAAGCTGCCGGAAACAGCCGGTGGCGTGCGCGGCGAAATGACGATCAGTATTACAGGAGTACCCAAAGAAGTCAGAGCGGAAATTCGCAACACCACGTCGTCCCCAAATCCGATCACTGTCACATGGCGCCAATACCTGAATGATTCCATGCTCGCGGACGCGGAATTTCCGGTGCCACTGAGCGTGGCGGCAATCAATGAGAGTCATACCGGCATCGAGATTAGGGCATTGCTCCCCGATCTTGTTGGAGCGTATTTTCCACGCAAAATGATGACCACAACAAAACTACCGGGGCTTAAATGACACATTGGGCGGAAAAATACCTGGGCGTTAAATGGACACCCGATCAAGATTGTTTTTACTGGTTCCGGCAAATTCAGGCAATGGAGTTTGGTCGGGACATAGAAAACATTCAAAGATCGGCAAACAAGATCCTGTCGGCATCACACCTGATGTCGAATGACAACATTGCTGGTGGTTATGGCTGGATCAAAACCGATACACCGATTGAGGGCGATGCTGTGTTTTTGTCGAAACGCGTTCGTCCCCATCATATCGGCATTGTGGCCATAATCGATAAAAAGATCAAAGTTGTCCACGTCCCAGAATTTCGCGGCGGAATGATCTCTGGTTTACTTGATCTGCGGATCAACGGATGGACCATAAAAAGTTTCTGGACTTTAATCAATGAAAATTGAACGCACCTGGAATCCACTAACATTTAAGGACGACAATATTGTCATCGAGGTCGAAGCCGGCCTGACGCCCAACGAGATTATCCGACAGGCCGGATTTGATTTTCAGCGGCCATTTTATCTGACTATCAATGGCGAACCTATGGGCCGCGATGAATGGGACACCTATCAGGTTCAAGAAACAGACGTTTGTCATTTTGTCGAGCTTCCAGGTGTTGCAACGATTGGTACATGGTTGGCCAACATGATTCTGATGTCCATGGCCGAAGCTGGTGTAACCATGTCCTATGCGCTGGTATGGGGAGTTACCTACGCTTCTTATGCGGTTGCGGCCACCGCCGTTATCGGTGGGCTCAGCTTGGTTAACCGTTTCATTGGACAATCGCCTCAAACGCCTTCTTCCATCGGCCAAAATGATGAGATCTATTCGGTTACAAGCGGTTCCAATCGCAAACGGATCAACTCGCCGTATGCCGAACAATTCGGCAGATTAAAAATTTATCCGGATCTTGCCAGTGCGCCATATGTCGAGTATCCAAATGCCATTAATACTCTCCAGTTTGCCGACAAGCCCGAAGGGTATCAATACATGTATTTTTTGGGCATCATTGGCATCGGGGAATATG